CGACCGCGCCTAATACGCCTCGGGCGGAGGTGCCGCGTGGTTCGGGCAGGCCGTCGACGAGGGCGATGCGCCGGCCGAGATTGTGGGCGAGCTCGCGCACCGGGTCGTCGGGATGCCAGGCGTCCTCGGGTTCGAAGTCGAAGCTCATGCGACGGTGATCCCGTAGTACGTGCCGATCCAGCTTTTGAAGTTGGCCCATCCGCCATCGGTTTCGGGGTCGCCGTAGTAGATCCCGACGAACGTCATGCGTCCGTTGAACCGGAACGGGCTGGTCGAGGCGCCGGCGCCGTAGCCGAGCCGGAGGCCGTCCCACGTGTCGGTGCCGGGCGACGAGCCGCTGAGGATGGTTGACCCGTCTACTTCGAGCCGCGAGCTGGCACCGTTGAAGTACGCCATGAAGCAGTGCGGGTTGGTGTCCCATGTCCCGCCCTGACGGACGGTCCCACCCGCGTAGTATGCCCAGTCGTCGGTGGTTTGAAGACGGATCAGTGCGCGGTTGCTTGTGCTGCCGCCGTCAATGAGCGTCTGGTTGTTGCTGAGCGAATCGAACTTCCCGATCACGACCAGCGCATACGGCTGGGACCGGGCGGCGTCGGTGTGGTCGGTGCTCGTGAGGTTCAGGTGTCGGTCGTTGTCGTTGACCCACTGCACGGAACGGTGGTTGTTGAAGTTCGCGTCCGACGTGACCAGCACCGGTGTCGATGTGGAGCCGCCGACTCCCGGTGAGCCGGCGTTGAACGTGCCGATCTCATCGGGAAAGCCGCCGACGTTCTGCCCGTTGGTGAGACCGACCGCGACGAACTCGGGGCCGTCCGCCCAGTAACAGATATGCCAGGGGATGCCGGTCACCGGACTGTAGGCGTTATAGGTGACGGTGTTGTCGGTCGACGTCGACGCCTGGTTCGGTGTCCCGGCCGCGACCGACACGCAGACGCCGGCGGGGATGTTGGCGATCACCGTGCCACTCCCGGTCATGCCGGACACGGCAATCGTGTAGGTGATGTTGTCGAGTGTCGACACGGCGGCGACGGTGGCGCCGGCGGTGCCGGACAGGGCGACGTCGGTGCCGACGAACCCGGTCACCGCTTCGGCGAACACTGCTTCGAACAGGATCGGGGTGCCGGTGGCGGGGTCGGATTGGCCGGCCTTCTGATTGATCGTGACGGGCACCGCGGGCGGTACGAAACCGGGGAGCTCGTCGATCGCCAGGACGCGATCCCAGACGGCGCAGTTGGTGATGAGTGTGTCGTCGGGGCCGCCGATGGCGAACGATCCGGGTGTGTTGCGGGCGCCGACCGTGCCCAGGATCGAGGCGCCGATCGTGGTCGGGTCGGTGCCGTGCGAGATGTAGCAGATCAGGTCGCCGGCGGCGACGTCGTGCACGACGGCGAGGTCGTACCACGAGCCGAACACGAGGTCATCGCCGGAGGTGACCGTCGTGAATCCGGCGCCCACCTCGTTGACGAACGCGCGCACCGTCCACACGGCGCCTTCCGCCACCGCCGCGATCGTGATGTCCTCGTACGCGAACAGGGTGACGGGTGCGGTCGGCTGGTGACTGATCAGGACACGGCAGGCGATCGTGGCGTCCGAGCTGCCGGCGAGCGACGGGCCGGGCGTGATGCCGTACGCCATCAGACCCTGGCCGTCACCGACGAGCACGATGTTGTGGGCGGCGTCGAGCACGAACGTGTCGAACGTCGGGCCGACCATCGCCCGCGACTCCGAGAGTGCCTCGACGATGTCGTCGGGTGGGCAGATGCCGGGCCAGTAGGCGATCAGGTCGGCGTCGTCGTAGGGCGCCGTCCCCAGCGCGGGTGGTTCGGAGCATTCCCCGTTGAACAGGTTCGACGTGTTCGTGACCCCGCACGCGTCCTGCAGGATGCGGTAGAGGCGGGCGGGGTTGAAGGCGTAGCCGGACAGGTCGACGGTGAACGGCGGGGCCGAGATGGTGCCCGAGTCGACCGTCGCCCAGGTCGTGCCGTCGCTTGATTCTTGGAGCTCCCAGTCGAGCGTGCCGCACGGCGGATCGGGAAAGGTGACGACGTCGTCGTCGTCGACGACCGGGACGGTGGCGGGGTCGGTGCGGAACGAAACCGACCGCGACGGCGACTGGTGGGTGATGACACCGTCGACGATCCGCAACAGGCGGACTTGGAACTGGTAGCTGGTGTCGGGTTCGAGCGCGCCCCAGGTGAGCCCGGTGATCGGATAGGCGTCGGTCGCCCACAACGAGGCCGAGTTCAGTAGGCGATATTGGGTGTGTGTTGGTGTCACCACTTGTGTCGGGTTCGTCCACGAGAAGGTGCCGTAATCCTCTCCGACGTCGACCACGGCGAGATCCTCGACCGGGAGCAGCAGAGCGTCGGTCGAGGTGACGGTCGTGATGTCGACGGTGATCGCCAGATCCCAGGTCGAGTCCTGGCCGCCGTCGCCGCGCGGTGAGCAGCGTTCGAGGTAGTGGCGGACGTAGCCGGTGCCGGTGGCGACGTCGCGGCCTTCGGCGGTCTGATGCACGACGTCGACCTGGTCGAGAAAGTCGGCGCCGGCGGGGCCAGGAAAGAATCCGTGATTATCGATTGTCGTGTAGAGCGGGCGGGCCTCGACGATGGCGTTCGCCCGGTAGGCGAGCAGGTCGGCGGCGACCTGGTCATTGTCGACGATCCAGGACGCCTGGAACGTCTTTCGGTCATAACGCTGGATCGAGATGGCGTCGTCGTCGTCGAACGTGCCGAGCGGGCCGTCGATCACGACGTGATTGATGACTCCGGCCTCTGTTTCGTCGAATCCGAACGGTTCGACGCCGGGCGAATCGATCGCATAGGCGGCATGGCCGAGCACCCTGAACGCGTCGTCTTCGGCGAGGTAGTGGAAAATCACGGGGTCGGGTGCGGGGTAGGGGTCGCCGGCGGCGCCGGCGCCGAACGCGTCGGCGTGGAAGGTGTCCTGAACGGTGGGGCGGATGATCAGCGCCCCACGCCGATCGGTGTAGTAGACGACGCCGGCGGGGTCGGCGGTGGCAGCGAGCTCGTCGAGCGCCGAGTTGGCGGCGGGGCGGCCGGGGATGTCGAGCACTGACACCATCCCCGGCAGGAAGGTGGCGCCGTAGCCGATCGATCCGAACGGCCAACCGGCCTGGGTCAAGATGTAGGCGATCCGATCCAGCCAGGACTCGGTCGACGACGCCGCGATCGGCACGTTCACCAGGGCGGTGAGCAGATCACGGGCGACGATCTGATGACGCCGGATCCGGCCTTTCGAGTAGCAGGCATCTCCCCAGCGTTCGACACGGTTCGTCCAGCGCGGCCGCCACTCCGCCACCGTGCCACCGGACACGCGGATGAATCCGCCGCGCATGATCAGACCGGGCCCCAGGTCGACGTGTACCCCGAACGTCGACGACGTGTCGTCGTTCCAGGGGGCGAGGCGGTCGTCGGGGGCGTACAGGTCGAGGTCGACGACCGACGCGCGGTAGCGGCCGGCGTACTGGTCGGCGCCCCGCTGGTTCGACCAGCCGGCGACGTGATCGGTGATGTCATGCCAGACAACGCCGACGCCGGCGGCCGGGTCGGCCACCTCGACCACGATCCGCCACACGCCGGGGTCGCCGGTATCGATCGCGGTCGGACAGCCATGCGTCGCGATCGGCGCCGTCAACACCAGATCCGACAGAGTGGTCATTGGATCCCGTTGCGGCGCTGGTAGATCCGGGCGTTGTCGACCGTCGCCGCCGGGGTGCCGGGCGGGTTGTAGATGTGGATCCCGGCGTAGGCGGACTGGCCCTGTCCGGTGTAGGCGGACTGGGGTTGTTGCGGGCCTTGCGGGGTCTGCACGAACGACGGCGGGATCGCCAGATTGCTGGACGAGCCGGTCAACCAGCGTCGGAAGTCGCCGCCCTGGTTGGCGACCCAGTTCCCGAAATCACTGGCCCCGGTGAACCAGGCGGCGATCCCTTGACTGATCGCCAACACCATCGGCAGGAACGCTTCCGCGAGCAACAGTTGGGTTTCCTGCAGGTTGCCTTTCAGCTCGACCACCTTCTCGTTGGTTTGACGCCACCGCTCGACGTCGGCCGGGTCGATCAGTTGCGCGTCGGGAAGGTTCGCCATCGCCGTATCGAGGTCACCGACCGCAGTGGTGACGGCGCCGATCTGGCGCACCCCTTCCTCACCGAACAGTTGCGAGGCGGCCACCTGACGATCGGCCACATTCTCGTAGGCGGTGCCGACCCCCTCGACCGACTGTAGGAACGTGTCGATCAGCGACTGGTTTTCGCCGAGCTCGACGCCGAGCTGGCCGGCCAGTTCCGGGTTCTGGGCGAGCGCCCCGTTGACCTGAAAGATGATGTCGAGCAGATCCGAGACTTCGAAACCGTTCTGCTTCCAGACCGTCACCAGACGCGAGGCTTGTTCGAGTGGGGCGCCGGTGGCGTCGGCGACCTGTTGCACCTCACCGGCGAGCTCGTTCGCAGTCGTGACGGCATCGAACAGGAAGGCGCCCACGGCGGCCGCTCCACCGGCCGCCGCGGCCTTCTTACCGCCAGACGAAAACAGGCCAGTGCGCGCCGTCGTTCCGTCCAGCGCTCGCAGCTTGGCTTGCACGTGGTCGATGTCGGCGGACGCTGTGTCGCGGGCGGTGATCCGCACCGTGCCGGTCTGGCCGTCGAGACGGTTGAGGAGTTGTTGGGCGTTCTGTAGATCCTGCTCCAGTGTCCCGACGAGACGGGCCTGCACGGTCGCTTCGTCACCGTCGAGGCCGACGAGCTTGGTGCGGGCGTCATCGAGTTGTTTCTGGAGGCGGTCGGTGTTGGCCGAGACGATGATGCGGGCTTCGTCGGATTCGAGGCCGTCGATCTTCTGTTCGAGCCGGTCGATTTTCGGGGATGCTTCGTCGGTGGCGGTGATTTCCACCTCGACGCGGTTGGTGCGGGTCGCCATCAGAACACTCTCCGATCGATCAGCTCGGCGCACACATCGGGTAGCCGGCGATCGGCTTCACGGACGAGGCGATCCCAACGGCCGTCGCCCTTGACGGCCTGGCTGACGTGCGCGGTTTCGCGTGGTCGTTCGACGCCGGGGATCCGCAGCGCCCGGGCGCGGCGGGGCGTGACGTCGTAGTTGCCGCGGCGGCCGTAGCTCTTGATCGACCAGCACGCGGCCGGGGTGCCGACGATCAGCACCGACGTCGACGCGCGTGTCGGCCGGCGGCGGCGCACCTTGGATGAGAGCTGGACGCGGCGACCGAACCAGCGCATCTTGCCGCCGACTGTCTTGGATCGTGGGATGAACCAGCGCACGAGGGCGTCGACTGATTCGTCGGGGATCTGTTTGATCTGCCGCGACATGGCGGCCATTTGGGCGGCCGACATCGGCCGACCCTCAGTCTTCGGTGGCGGCAGTGGCGGCGACCGCGACGGGAGCGGTGAACGTCGGGGCGCCCTTCATCGGCCAGCGTTGCTGCTGGGCCTGCCACACCTCGGAGGCGGGGCCGCCGTAGGCGGAGGCTCGCACGTAGAACTGGCCTGATGCCATCGGGACACCGTCGACGTCGGGGGTGAATTCGAAATCGCAGAGTTCACCGTTGTTGGTGGCGGTGAATGCCGACAGTGACGGGGTCGCGCCCCAGTCCTGCAGGAACGTGATCATCGCCGCCCATTTCGTGCTGGCCGGTGTGTCGAACGGATCGGCGCAGTAGGTGCCGGGTGTCTCGTTGTCGGTCGACTCGGGTTGCAGTGTGAGGTCGATGATCTGGCATTGGTATTCGACGAGCGGATCGACGCCGGCGAGGGCCAGGGCGATGGTGCCGGAGTTGTTGGGATTGATCACGGTCTGGGACATGGTTGGGCCTTTCGGTTAGCAGAGGTCGAGGTCACCGACGAACGAGCAGGGAATGGTCCGGGTCATGGTCGGCGGCTCGTCGAATGAGTCGAACGGGAACGGATCGACGATCTGCACCGACGACGGGAGCAGGCCGCGCAGCACGGCGCCGGTGATCTGCTGCAAACGCGTGTACTGCTCGGGCTGGCCGGAACGTGACACGACGACCGTCACCTCGAGGCCGTGGCGCAGCGATCGGTTCCCGGCCTCGAGCTCGTCGACGCCTGGCGCGAGCACGACGGCGGGCAGTGTGGCGATCGGGGTGCCGGGATCGACGACGGGAACACCGTCGATCCCGGCCGCAGCCAGGCCGCCAGCGATCAGCGCGGCGACGTCCCCGACGTTCACGCAATGCCCCAACCGCCCGACGCGGGCACCTCGTCGGTCGCCTCGACGTAGCCGTCGAGGTGATCGAAGTAGTGATGCCAATGGGCGTACACGTCCTCGGGTGTGAACACCGGCGGGAACGACGGATCGCCGAACGCCGAGCTCGACCCCATCGGTGCGTACTGGTCCAAGAACATGCGAGTCGCGAATCCGACGAGGCCGGACTCGGTGAGCGCATCGTCGGGGACCGGCAGACCGCGGGCCGTGAGCGCCGTGTAGGTGCCGACGTACTGGACGGCGGACGCGACCGCCGCGGCCACCGCCGCGTCATCTGCCGGGCGGTGGACGTTGGCGGCGACGATCGCCGCGATCGCGGCCTGGTCAACGGCGGCCACTACTTCTTGGCGGTGCTTCCGCTGGTACGAGCGGCGACCGCTACCCCGTCGTCGAGGCCGACGATCCCCATCGGCAGATGGATACCGAACGCGCCGAGTCCCCACACGGCGACGTTCTGGCCGAGCTTCTCGACGTCCTCGGCGGTGACCGTGAACGGGCCGTCCTCGTACCAGGAGGCGGCCTGACTGTTCGACACGTAACCCTCACCGTCGCCGAGATACGGGTCGTGGATCACGCGGATACCCGAGACGTTGACGGACAGGCTCGAGGCGTCGGCAGTGCCGGACACGTTTGCGGTGCCGTACATCGAGGGGAACAGGTTCGGCTTGCCGCCGAGCGCGACGAACAGATCGGTTGCGACGACCGCGAACTCGGCGGGCGAGCCGGTGGCCGCTTGGACGAGCACCGATGCCTCGAACAGCGCGGCGCGCAGCGCGTCGCCGGTGGTGTCGGTGGCCGGGTTCCAAGTGACGGTCTGGCCGGCGGTGATCGCGGTGGCGGCGGCCTTGTCGGTGACCGCGGCATAGGCGGCGTACATGATGCGGATGTACGCGTCGCGGTACGACGGGGACGAACGCCGGATCAGCTGATACGAGATATCCGATCCACCGGCGTAGGTGACGAGGTCCTCGGACCCCTTCTTGAGGTCGACGCGTACCGTCGTGATGCCAGTCTTCTCGGTGGCCTGGACGCCGACGAGCGTGGTCAGGTCACCGTCGAAATACGGCCAGTTCACCTCGAGGCCCGATTCGCCGGGCGAGTCGACGCCGAACGCGGAGACCAACGGGCGACCCCGGTCGACAATCCCGAACACCGTCGACACCCAGGCGGGTGGGATCACGCCGGGATTGTTGGTGGTGATCTGGTCGACGAGCGCCCGGTGCAACAGCTCGCGCACGGTGTCGTCGCGGTAGCCGGCGTCGACGGCCGCGTCGAGTGAGCGGAACCGGGCGAGCGGGTGGCCGGTGTCGACGGTGGCGGCGACGATCAGATCACGGCGCAGCAGGTCGAGCTCGCGGTTCAGCACCTCGGGTGTGATCATCTCGAGGTTGGCGACGGGCATGTCGACGTCGGGCGGATCGAGCGTCGGGGTGTCGGTGATGGGCATGGTTTCTCCTTGTTCACGGATGGCGAGGATCGGGGCGTCGTGGGCGGGACGGAAGGCAAAGGCGAGGCCGTGCACGATCGAACGGGTGCGGGTGATCACCCCGTCGCGTTCGCGGCGGGCGTCGACCGGCTCGAGCTCCATCGAGACCGAGCGGATGACGCCGGCGTCGACGAGCGCCATCAGATCGTTGCCGGCGGCGGTGCGGGCGACGGTGACGTCGACGGTCGGGCCGGGGTCATCGGCCTGGAAGGTGCCGGGGTCGGCCCGTCCGATCAGCGCACCGAGGTGGCGGTCGGCGACGTGGACGTTGTCGGCGAGCTCGATCGAGCCCGGCGGATACTGCTCGCGGTAGGACGAGCCGTCGGGGTCGTTGACGGTGCGCGGGTCGTTCCAGCGGCAGAGCTGAACGGTGACGGTGCGGGACTCGACGTCATGGGCGACGATCGGCGCGGTTTCGCGGGTGAGCATCACAGTCCCTCTACGTTCGGTGAGACGGGTTCGGGGTTGGCGGCCTGCTCGGCGGGGAGGCCTTCCATCGCGCGCACCTCAGGGACCGAGTGGATGCCGGCCGCGATCGACTGGGCGTAGGTGGCGATCCGGCTGGCGAAGTCCATCCGCAACAGGGCGGAGGTGTCGAAGATCGCCTCCTGGCCGCGGGGCAACAGGTCGGTGAACGAGGCCTCGATGCGTGACAGGTAGCCGGGATGCAGGGCGAGGGTGAGCCAGCGGCGCAGCTCGTCGACGGTCGTCGAGTAGGTCAGGCTCGACTGTGCGAGCACGTTGAGCAGTGACGGCGGGATCAGTTGGACGCGGGCGGCGACGGCGTCGAGGTAGTTGACGATGTCGAGCACCATCGCGTCGGCGATCGAGGTCGGGTTGTACTGCTCGAGCTCGACCCCGCCGGACAGGAACGCCGGGCGGCGCTTGGCGCGGGCCGCTGCCCATTGCGTCATGAACTCGTCGGCCTGGGCCGGGGTCTGGCGGTTCGGATGCTTCAACGCGTAGGGCGGGGCGGAGGCGGTGTTGTCGAAGTAGTCGGCGGCGAACCGGAACACACCCATCAGACGGGCGAGCTCGTCCTCGACTTCCTGCAGTGGTGACACGCCGGGCGGGCCGGGGTCGGAGATGAACGGGATGTAGCGCACCGTCGAGAGCGGTGTCTCGATCCCGTCGATCCAGACGTCGATAACCTCATCCGACGTCGACGAGAGCTGCCAGGCGACACGCGGCCGGTCGACGACGCGGATCGCGAGCGGCCAGCCGTCGGCGCCGGTGTTGTAGATGCGATACCAACAGCAGCCGTGCCGCGAGAGCTGGTTGACGATCTTTTCGATCGTGAGCCGGCGGGGTTCGCGCGGGTCGGGGCGTTTCAGGACCGGCGGTGTCGGGCGTGTGCGGGTGGTGCCGGACTGGGCGACGATCGGCATCGTGGCGACGACGTCGGCGGTGAGCATCCGCCCGGCGACGACGGTCGGGAGCCGGAACACGTCGACGCACTCGAGGCGGTCGGCGACGTGGGCGGCGATCTGAGCTTCGATCGGCGACGACGTCGGTTCGCTCCCGAACCATCGCGACCACCAACCCACAACGCGCCACCATGACGTAACGGCCGCGAAACCACAAACGTCCGCACCCGAGGTACCGGCGAGGGCGGTTTCGTCGATCCTGGGGCAATCTGGCGGCTACGCGACGCCGGCGGCGGCGGTGTACAGCGCCGGAATCACGTACCGGGCGAATGTGACGGCCTCGAGCGGGGCGACGTCGGCGCCTGCTTCGCGGCGTCCGAACAGCCAGGCGCCGTCGCCGATCATGCGTCGGCGGGCTCCGACGACGGCGGCGTCGAGCGCGGGGTGCGGCCGGTGGCGAATCTGGGAGGTGCGCACGGCCTCGACGAGCGCGGCCGCCGCGGCGGTGCAGTCGCGCAGCGGGAGCTCGGACAGATGCACGCCGGCGATCCGCAGCGGGCGCACGAGCACGCCGGCGGGGCCGCCGGGGTCGAGCGCGACGGTGGCGATGTTCCAACGGTCGACGAGCTCGAGCACGCGGGCGGGCGCCCAGCCGTGGCCGGGGCGGTAGTCGACGAGCTCGACGACCGGGACGTCGTCGACGGTGCCGGCGATCACGATCGCGGTTGTCTCCTGGTCGGGGGAGCAGGCGACGGCGGCGACGAGTTCGCCGCGCCGCGGCCAGGTGTCGACACGGAGCCGGGCCCAGGCCTCGGGGTCGAGCGGGGCGGCGCCTCCGCCGGTGCGGTCGGTGATGTTGAGGTAGACGCGGCGGAACTGTTCGGGGTTGCGGGCGTGCTCGTCGACGAGCCAGTCGAGCGTGATCGTGTGCCCGGCGGCGGGGTGCGAGGCGAGCCAGACGGCGGGGTCGTCGAGGTCGAGGCCGGGGGCGTCGGCGGACCATTCGAGGAAGCACACGCCGCGGCCGGTGTCGGCTTGCGCGGCGTCGCGGCCGGCGTCGAGCTGGTCGGCCCACCAGGTCGAGTCGATATCGCCGGCGGCGGACAGAATCCAGGTCTGGGCGCCGGGGCGGGTCGCCATCAGCGGGCGGGCGGCCACCTCGAGCTCGGCGCCGCGTTCGCGCGAGTGGGCCCAGGCCTCGTCGAACATGATCAGGTCGCCGGCCTGGCCGTGCAGGGCGACCGGCGTCGGGGCGAACACACGCACCGACGAGGCGAGGCGTGGGATCAGGATCGCCTCCGATCCGTTGGCGAGACGTACGGGGACAAATGGGGACAGTGCGGACGCGGCGACGAGCGGTGACCATTCGTCGCGCAGGATCAGCGCGGCGTCGGCGCGGGCCTGGGCGGTGTACCACGCGCGTCGACGGCGACCTGACATCGCCACGTACATCAGGGCGGCGAGGGTGAGCAGTGTCTTTCCGGCGCGGCGTGGGGCGGCGACGACGACGGTGGAGTAGGCGAGGGCGCCGTCGACGAGCTCGCCGGCGACGTCGACGGCGTGACGCTGCCACGGCATGAACTCGCAGCCGAGCGCCCGGGCGAGCACGGCGACGGCGGCGCCGATCGTCGGGCGTTCAGGCCGTCGCGGGGTCCCGTAGCGCGGTGGACAGTTCACCGAGCAGCCTGTCGAACGCGTCGCCGGCGATGGTGACGTTGGGTCGCAGCGATTCGATCGCTTGCAGGTGGACGCGGGCGACCGATCCGACGGTGTGCTCGGAGCGGTCGTTGTCGTGCTCGAGGCGGTCGAGTGAGGCGCCGGTCGTGCGGGCGAGGGTGATCAGCGCTGACTCGATCGGGCCGAACTGGTCGAGCTCGCGAAGCATCTTGGCGACGTCGTCGATGGCTCGTTCGTTGCGGAGGCGTTGGCGCCGAATCGCTCCGAATCCGGGCAGCTTCGGGGCCGTCATCGCATGTAACTGTAACGAAAGGTCGAGGTCAGGGGCGGCAAGGAGAGAGAGGAG